GTTCATCTTACTCTCAATCCAACGGATAGAGACTTGACCAGAAAGCGTAATCGCCTCCGCATTGGCCAGTTTATAGTACCTAAAATACTGATTACCGATAGCACCATAAGCAGAGTTGAGTGAAATCTTCTTAGCCATCTGGATATTATTGCACCGGGCAATCTCTTTCTCCAGTGTCTTAGTAGGTGTCTTCTCATATGCTTGCTTCGCCTGAAGCATTCTCTTCTTAAAGATTACACGTTCATTGTACATCTTGTCCATGAGTTCTGGTAAGAACCCACGAACATCTTTGCGATACATTGCACCATTGGCACAGACTGCATTATCTTTATACAACTCAAAGTTTATCTCCTCATCAAGGATTCGGTCAACACTAGCCGTGGGATGACGTTCGTCAAGGAGTGTCTCCGGGGAGATGTTGTACTGCATGATAAGATGAGGGTAGAGAGAGTTAAGGTCAAAAGACACAACCCAATCATACTTTCCTGGAACCGGTTCCTTAACGTAAGCTCCTGCGTATTTCTCATTTTTATCTGAGCGAATCTTTGGGGGAATAACAATGTCACGTTTCTTTAAATAATTAAAAATAATGTTGTCCCACATACGAACCTGATAGAACACATCCGCATAGTTGACTTTGGCATCATATGCCATAGTGAGTGCCAACTCAATCAATTTCATCTTGTCTTCCAGTCGGTCAACAAGTTCTACGTCAACGATATTATATTCAATATACTTCTGCCACCCATGAGTGTAGAAATCCTTAAAGGTTTCAAACTCAGAGTGATCTAGTTTTTTCTGTCCCAACTCCACCTCAGCTATGTAGTCAAGGCGATATGATTCTTGTGCTTTATAGGTAAACTTCTTATACAGGTCAAGATAGTCAAGTTGAGTCAAACCACCAACATCAAAGGTTGTTTGCTTTCTGCCCTGAATATAAACCTCCCCTTCAGTGACAAGACCCCAATTAGAGAAACGTTTCATTAGTTTCTCTCCAAGCACTCTATTGAGGCGCTTGCAGATGTATGGAATATCGTACATCTGAATATTCCATCCAGTCACAACATCAGGAACATCCATCATCCAAAAATTAATGAAGTGACTTAGTAGTTCTTGCTCTGTTGGACAGTGATAGTAAGTAACATTCTCCTGTTTATTGAAGAAAGGTTTTATACCCCAAGTAGTAATCTTCTTTGTATTATAATCCTGAATAGTAATCGCAAGGATCTCTTCTGATGCAGATTCTACATCAGGGAATCCCCTTTCAGATGCAGTCTCAATATCAATAGTTACAAGTTTGATTTGACTAATGTCAAACTTGATTTCATCTTGGGGATACTTCTCTGAAATGTATTGGTAGATATATCGATCATTACCATAAATAGCAAATCCCTGGACATCATCATACTTCTTATAGAAGTCACGACAATCACGAACTGTACCAGGATGAATCTCCTCTACAGGTTCTCCACTTAATGTTCTATACTTGGAATCCTTCTTGCTCTTCACAAATAGAGTGGGGAAAAACTCATCCCTAAACTCATACCTTCTACCATTCTCAACTCCACGAACGAGGAATTGATTACCAATTAATTGAACATTAGTGTAAAACTTCATTCGTCGTCGTCATTAAAAAAAGAACCAAATTGACCCCTACTACCAGGTTCTCTACTATCAAGAATATCCATGATTTCATCAATTTTTTTACACTGCTCCAACCCATGAAGCAAGTCTGCAAGTTGTTTAACAACCATGGGTTTCTCATTTACTGCAGCAGATTTGATTGCGGCACGAATATGAGATTCTGCATCACATAGATGGTCAAGAGTTTGTTTGGATAGTGCCATTACTTATTCAGGTCCTCATATTTTTCGATTAAGGTTGGAGTCGGATCTACGATAGTAATAATCTTATCAGAACTAATCATAAAGACATCTTCTCTGGTTGCATCCATCATCCAAGATTCTAACATACCACCTTCTACTAGAAGAAAAGGATTGGTCAATTTACAATCTGGTTCTCCAGGCACTGAAGCAGCAACCTCATCAATTTGTGATACCAATACCTGGTTGTTCGTCAGCAGAATCGCTTTGATTGTCTTGTCCATAATTTAAAACATCTTGAGTGTACATTAGTGTAAGTTGAGGAACTGGTTCTACCATAGTCACCAACCAATCTGAGGGGATGGGAATAACTTCATCTTCGGTTAAAGAAAGCCAAGGAATTAAAGTTACTTCAAACCCCGCTTTAGTTTTGCTTTTTTCTTGCTCAACTACTCCAGGATTTTTTATCTTAACCATACATGGTCTGCGAAGAAAGTAACCAACGACCTTCTGATCGTCATCTTCCCCGACAGCCATCTCTTTAATATCAGAGATAAGTTGTTCTCCAGATTTTAAAACAATAAATTTAATAGTCATTTTCCACTAGTATCGTATCCAAATTTGTCGTCTTGTTCTTTAAGTTTGCGTTGACGAATACCTTCATGTAGTTTTGCAATAGCAGCACGAACTTCAGGGGTTTCATCAAACACCCACTCATCATTCTTTTTATTCTTAAATGATTTTTTACTCATAAGGAGAGCATTCTTTTCACATATTTTACCAAGAAAAAAGAGGGGTGTCAACTGGATTTTGCCAGTTACCCCTCCGTCTGCGACGACGATATTCATTTTTATTTAGTTGACCTTTCCAATAACCCAAGACCTCATACCGAAAGGAGTATCAGCAATCAGATTCTGAGTTAGTGTTACTACATCTGGTGGAACAACTAAACAGAATCCAATACCAAGATTGAATACATTCCTCATCTCCTTCTCAGCAATGTCTCCTGCCTCCTGGAGTTTGTTAAAGAGTTCTGGTCTCTCCCAAGCAGAGTAATCAACATCAACTGTAAAACCTGCTGGAAGGCATCTTGGAAGGTTCTCAGGCAGTCCTCCGCCTGTAATGTGTGCCATACCAAGAATGGGAACTTCGTCCAATAGGTATTGGATGAGACGAGCATAGATGGTGGTTGGTCTCAGCAACTCAGGCATCTCTTTATACTTAATAAAATTTCTCCACAGCATATCATTGACAAGAGTGTATCCATTACTATGAAGTCCACTACTCTCAATACCAATAACTACATCACCTTCCCTGATGTTGCTGCCATCAACAATATCATTCTTCTCTACAATACCAGTACAGAAACCAGCAAGATCATAATCACTTTGTCTAAAATGTTCTGCAGTTTCTCCACCTAAGAGATCCATACCAGCCATCATACATCCAGTATTAACTCCATACACAATATCACTTACATTACCATCAAGTGCTTTGGTAGAGATATAGTCTAAAAAATATAATGGTTTAGCGCCAGAACATATAATGTCATTGACGCACATAGCAACGAGATCCTGACCAATAGTGGTGTAATCACGGGCAATCCTACAAATATTCATTTTAGTACCAACGCCATCAGCACCAGATACAAGTACAGGGTTCTCATATCCCGATGGAATCTCCATCATTCCACTAAACCCACCATCAATTTTAGGTGCCAATACTTTGATATACTCTACAAAAGATCTACCTTTGATAATGTCAACACCCGAAGTTTTATAATCCATCAGTGAATTTCTCCTGTAGTAATTTTTTTAAGGCGTTCAAGTTTCCATACTATGTAATCAATTGTTGGAATACATTGGGGATTCCAACCAACAAATGTTGTGGATTCCTTACTTGGGATCTTCCAACAGGGAGCATCATCATTATCAAGATCTAATGATTTACGATACTCATCATCACCAAGTAAAACAACTGCTCTCTCAGCAGTATTCAAACTACCGAAACAAGCAAATCCATTCTTCTTAATCTCCTCGGGAATTTCGTGTTTCATTTCACAACAACATCCCAAGCTTTCTGAAATTTATTATCCCAGTTATCACAATAGGGTGAATAGAAAGCATTAAGTGCCGCAGTATTATCAACAATTCGTTGAGAATCACCAGCATCTACTGCTTCTTGCAATTGATCAAGAAGAAATGAGAATGTAGTAATTTGATTGAATGACTCTTGAAGGTCATTCATTGCTGTCCAAGTTTTATTATATGTCATTGAATAGCAAGTGGTTGCAGTCGGTCAAGGATCTCACGGTAAGCAGGTACAATATCACCTTCATCCTTCCGGAATAGATCCTTATCAAATCTTTCCTCACCACCAATCTTCCATAGTCTCATACTATCAGGACTGATCTCATCTGCAAGATACAAATCACCATGAGCATCATAACCATACTCAACTTTAAAGTCAACCAGATCAATGCCCATAATATAGAACATCTGGCGGAGATAATCATTAATCCGCAATGTCATCTCAATAAAAGGTTCAGGATCATATCCCATCAGTCGCACACGATCTGGTGTCAACAGGGGATCGTGCTTACTATCATCCTTCAGAAAGAACTCAACAATCGGTTGCGGTAGTGGAACACCTTCTGCCAAAGTTGTCTCGCGAACAATAGATCCAGCAGCACGATTACGACAAATAACTTCTAATGGAACGATGTCCACTTTCTTACAAATCATCTTGTTAGCACCAACCATATTAATATAATGAGTTGGGATAAGTTCCTTAGAAAGTTTCTCAAAGATGATAGATGAGATACTACAACAGAGGGATCCTTTTCCTAAAGGATGATCTTCCTTCTCTCCATTGCCTGCTGTTACTTTATCATGGTACTCAATGATGACACGATCAGCATCATCACCAGCGTAAACAGTTTTGACCTTACCTTCAATAATTACTTCCATCAATCATCCTCCACTTTGTATGTAATAGTAATTTGATTATATACTTCATCTCGGTTGTCACTGTTATATACACGGCAACGTTCGATTTTAGCATTTAGCAATTTTACCACATTATCTAATTGCCATTCACAATTGAACTCTTTAAAATCATCCATTATCAATACCTTTGGGGAAATTTTCAATCTCAGTCAATTCATAATCCCAATCTTCCATAACTGTGTTGGCAAGGAATCTATCGGAAAGCATTTCTAATTCTTTCTCGGCATACTCTCTACTCTCTGCTTCCAACCAAACATCAACTACCTTACCAAGTCTAAGTTTCTTGATGTCTAACTCGGACAATCTCTTACAAGCATCCCTCACAGCATTACCTGGAGAATCATCAACCTGCGATCTCAAACGAACAAATACTAATGCCTTAAACTTCATTATTATAATATGCGATAGTTGCGTGGAACTTATCTATGGGATCAATTGTTTCTCCCAATGAACTTCTTATTCTTTCTTTAACTTCTTCATTACTAATCTCTTTCAGGATTTGTCGCAATTCATCATCATCAAACTTGACGTAATAGTTATCACGATGCTTCATGCTTTCTCCCTTTCGTCAAGTGCTTCATTGATGATTTGCTTCAACTCGACACGTTCTTGTGGTGTAAAGATTGTACGAATTTTTACTGGCATCGGTTCATAACTACTTGGTTTTTTTGATTTACCAGGAAAACTCATACCCTGTGTGTCAATTTTATCCATAAAAAAAGAGGGTTGTTTGACCCCCTTATTGTAGCATATAAATTGGTTAAAACCAAATTTTCTTTTGATGATGATCTGGAACAATCCTACCGAGAACAATAGTTAGTAACCCATCCTCAAATTCAACTGATCTAACTTCCGTGTCCTCTGCCAATGTCCAAGATCTGGTGAAAGATCGTTGAGCCATTCCTCTGTGGACATAGGTTGTTTCTGATTCGGTATCCTCTTTCTGTCCTTCGACAAAGAGTTTTCCGTCTTGTGTGTAGACATTTACTTCTTTCTTTTTGAATCCTGCAAGCGCAAGTTCTAGTCTTGATTCTACTGCGCTGACCGTAACTAGATTAAATGGTGGATAATTCTTCGTTGTTTCGTGGAGATTAAACAACCTATCGAAGTATTCATCCATTCCGATGCTATTCCTATTTATGCGTTCCATCAACGCAGGCAGATCCGCAGCAGTATACCGTGCAAGGTTTCCCATGATTGTAGCTCCTTTAAAGCGAGTTTGTGTTTTGTGGACCCCTAAGGCATCCAATACTAATTATAACAGAAAGAACAAAAAAGGAGGTGTTGAAAACCCCCCAGTAGATTTT